CGTTCTTTCAAACCATCATCGAAGGTTGCTCCTCTTCCTTGCCACGACAACATCCAGTTGAGCGAGGATTTGAAAGAGTTGCATCACACAAGAGTCAAACCCACGTTTGGCTTTCGAGAGATCGATGGTCGTAAGACGAACAATCGTTTGGTGAATGCTATCGCCTGCAATTCCGTCAATGGAGAGATCAATCAACTGCATTTGCAGGTGGTCATTGATTTTCTTGTTGACAAACTCAGCATCCCAGACTTAGAATTCATTGAATTCTTTACAGTCTATCATGCACTCTCTGGTCACAGAGATCGTGGTACTGCGCAATCTGCTCCGCGCAGCACTTCGGACGGGCTTCTCCCACACGCCCGTAAGAAGTACGAACACTTTGTCTCCAGACCTACAGAAGAAGCTCCTGATGGGGTCGATTTGATTCCAGAGACTGCCGCAATGGTAGAGGCTTCATGGATAAGAACCCAACAAGGGCGCTTCTGTGGAATGTTTGGTGTTGCATGTGACAAGGATGAGCCAACGAAACAATCTAAAATCGAACAATGCAAAGAACGTGTTTTTAATAATGTAGGATTCATTGATTACATTAAACACAAACAACTGTTCGGTGCACTTATCGCTGTGGCGTGTGCTAACTTTGTCAAATTCCAGACGATGTGCGGAATTAATCCGTACAGTGAAGACTGGGATAAAGTGGCAAGATATCTTGAAGAGCATCCTTGGTGCTTTAATGGAGATTATGCCAACTTTGATAAAACTGAACCAATCGATTTTCTGATTGCATGCTTCATTGTGTGTAAAAGGCTGATCGAAATTGCTTTTAAGAAGCAAAACAAACCGTTGCCAGCAGAGTGGGAACATATTTGGAGAGGTCTTATCAGCGATATGACATGTCCTATCATGGTTGATGGGAAAGACTTTTGGCAACTCCTAGGAACAATGTTCAGCGGAATGCTGTTAACGCTGTTTATCAATGGAATGCTGAATGTTATCTTGTTGATGATGTCTTTTCTGCACACTGTGGACCCTACTGGCGAAGCAACTGTTACCCAATTGATGAAGTGCTTGCGTAAGTTTGACGAAAACACTTCTGCAATGACAATGGGTGACGATAACACTGTCACTATTTCTGAAGAATTTAAGGATGTGTGGAACTTTCAACACGTACGCTCTTATTGCAAGAGTATCGGAATGAAGTACACACCTGCTGATAAGTCAGATGGTGATGGTTATTTTTACGAACCCACAGTTCGTGAAGATGGGTCTAGAAGCTACAACATCTGTAAGCGTGAATTTCGCTGGGATGGTGAGCGACAACGATTCGCTTGTCCTCTTGAATTAAAATCCATAGGTAAAATGCTTACCATTGGATTGAAATCTCAATTGGACACTGTAGAGCAGCAAGAGGTAAACATTCAAACTGCTGTGTATGAGCTTGCTCAGCACGGTAGAGATGTTTACAATTCGGTATGCTCTCGATTACGTTTGGCTTTAGAGCCACGTTACAGCAAGCTTTTTTGCGAGAAGTACGATGACGTAATTACAAAAATTGAAGGACATGATTTCTTTCCTTGGGGTGCAACCTCAGAATTGGAATCCGGTAAAGCTAAAACCGAAATTGAAAGCGGCGCAATTGGATCACTGTTCTTCACTATGAAACATAGGAAATGTGGAGAAGAGAAGCCGTTGCGTGACGGGAAGAGTGGCTATTTAGCCAGTATGCACAAGGAAGCTTTCCAAAGGTCTCAACAACCAGATGTTCCAAGTGCTCCTATGTCCGTACTACACCGGAGTGAGTTAACCAGTAGTATGAGTAAATAACAACTTGCCGAAAATTTAGAACAAAAAATTGATGCCGTCCCTCTTGTATCTCAGCAAGAAGGGGTTACCGGAGGATCTGAGATACAGCAAGAAGTACACCAGAATGAAACAAGTTCGTTTCAAGAAGGTGGTGATACATATCGTGCTGAAGTAAAAACCGCTCGTGATGCTACATTCACGTCGCTCATGGATGACCCAGCACAGATGAGTAAATTTCTGTTCCGTGACACATACATGACGCAAATGAATTGGACAACGTCCGGTTTAACTTTTGGAGCCGCTCCGAACGCATATCTTTTTGATGTGTGGACGCAGTGGCAGAATGACACTAGGATTAAAGATAAGTTGCGCAACTTTGCTTTTGTGACAGGAGATTTGACCGTTTCTATTCGTATTAACGGTTCTCCTTTTCAATTTGGAAGAGCGTTGTTTGCATGGCTTCCGTATATGGAAAACCAAACTTCAGGTTCCTGGTTCAGCGCAGACAATCGTAACCAGATTGCTGCCATGAACTATGGAGTTCTGACTGCAACTTCAACGCCGACTTCTCATGTTGAGTGCGCTGTTCGACACTTTTCCACCTATCCCCATGGTTGGATTGATCCTAGTAAGTCGAACACGGTAGAGATTAAAGTGCCATTTGTATGGCACAATAATGCTCTTTCCATTTGTGGTGTTTCTGGCACTAACAAAGAAAGTTTGGGAAGGCTTTTGGCCTATCCCGTTGCTCCCCTTACACTTGCTAATGACAACGTGCAGGATCTTGCTGTTATCAAGATT